ATGAAAATTATGGATATGGTTATGGATCTGAAAGTGGTAATAAACTATTTTTTGCCACAGATACATTCACAAATAACCAACAATGGGGGGCTAGCGGTCAGCAAAAAGGTATTAGTTCCAAATGGGGAAAAGGATATGCGGGTAATGAGGGGAATTATAATGGTGGATACAACTTGAGAAGATGGAATGTGTTTAATGAAACCAATATTGGTAATGTCGCAAAACCACACGGAAACTGTGGAGAAGAAAATTTTACTATGGGTCAAGACCACCAGTATATGTTGGGAAACTATGACGGTTTGCAAAATAACACAAGTTGGAAATTTATCTATGCTACTGATACCGGAACTGTTAACCCATCTGGTTTAGCGCCAGGTGTTAACGGTGGAACATCTTCTGGGCATTGTGGTTGGAGAAATTAAAAAATATATTTATAAAATATGCGTCACGATAACATAGAAATTAGTGGTAGTTTAAGAGTTCAAGGTGTATCTAAACCACCTAGGGGTTCTAGGGCAAATAGACCGGCAAGCCCTGTTACTGGTTCACTATATCTTGAAGAGGCTGCCAGTGGTAGTTTTTTGATGCTATATACTGGATTAGATAATGGTGATAGTGGTTGGGTTAGAGTTTCATCACAAGTTAATTCAAATGTTGGATTTAAATTTAGACAAATTATTGCCGTATCATATCTTGCCGGTGGATATAAAAATTCATCACCATGGAAAAATGTGCACAAAACAATTAATTCAACAGATCAAACCTCACATATTGGTGAATTACTAGATTTCCCCGCTTCGTATACATCAGGTGCGTGTAGTAGATATATTTTCTTTGTATGGTCTGTTAATACTGATAATACATTTAAAGGCCCATCAGATGTACATAGCACAAGAACTTCAGCAATTAATATGGCAAATGATACTAAGTATGCACACCAGACTAAATTTAATATTAGTTCAAACCGAAGTGACTTAGGCACAATGCATAAAGAAACAGAATTTGCTTATATGTTTACAGGTGGTAGCTCAACAGTAGAAAAATTTGATTTAAGTAATGAAACAATAATGACCGGATTCAATTTAACAACTATTGATGGTGGCGATGGTGGTTCAGCATTTTCAGATGAAAACTTTGGTTATGGTTGGACATCAGCAGCAGGAATTAAATTTAGTTTTGCTTCTGAAACATTTACATCTACAGGCATGTGGGGTGCTCACTCGCAACAAAAAGGAATTAGTTCTAAGGTAGGTAAAGGTTATGCTGGGAATGAAGGTAGTTATTCTGGTGGGTATAATTTAAGAAGATGGAGTAATGCAAATGATACAAACATTGGTAACGTCGCTAAACCACACCCTAACTGTGGCGAGGAAAACTTTACAATGGGTCAGGACCACCAGTATATGTTAGGTAACTATGACGGAGCACAGAATAATACAAGTTGGAAATTCTTTTACGCAACAGACACTGGAACAACAAGTGTAAGTGGATTAGCTCCAGGGGTTAATGCCGGTACATCTTCAGGACATTGTGGTTGGAGATCATAAAATAATTATATAAAATGATATACGAGAATTTAGAAGTTAGTGGTAGTTTAAGATCCGATAGAGTAGTTAATAGACCTCCTAGAGGTACTAGAGCTAACAGACCTAGTAATCCTAGATCGGGATCATTGTACCTAGAAACTTCCACCAGTGGAAGTAGCTATTTGATGTTGTATACAGGAATATCAAATATTGATGACGGTTGGGAAAGGATTGCAGCGCAAGAACCACAACCCACAGCATTTAGATACAGACAGATTATAAATTATTCTTATTTAGCTGGAGGCTATAAAGATTCGTCTCCATGGAAAAACGTTCACAAAGTTACCAACTTAACCGATCAAACAACACATATTGGAGAATTATTGGATTTTCCAGCATCGTATACATCTGGTGCTTGTAGTAAGTCTATTTTCTTTGTATGGTCTGTTAATGATGATAATGCGTGGAAGGGGCCAGATAATATTCATGGTACCAGAACATCCGCTATTAATATGCTTACAGACACAAAATATACACATCAAACAAAATTTAATACAGGTATTGCTAGAAGTGATGTTGCAACTATGCAAAAAGAAACTGAGTTAGCTTATCTAATTTCTGGTGGTTCAACAACTATAGAAAAATTTAATCTATCTAATGAAAGTTATGTTAGTGGATTTGCTGTAACATCTATAAGCGGAAACGACGGTGGTGGTGCGTTTTATGATGAAAGTTTTGGTTATGCTTGGACAAGTAGCGCCGGGATTAAGTTTAATTTTTCAAATGAAACACCAAGTTCTTCCACACATTGGAGTGCACACGCTCAACAAAAAGGTATCCCTTCAAAATATGGGAAAGGTTATTGTGGGAACGAGGGATCATATAACGGCGGTTACAACTTAAGAAGATGGAGTAATTCAAACGACACAAACATTGGTAACGTAGCAAAACCACACGTAAACTGTGGTGAAGAGAATTTTACAATGGGTCAAGATTGGCAATACATGTTAGGTTGTTATGATGGTAGTGGTCAAAATAATGTAAGCTGGAAATTTTATTATGCAACTGATAGTGGTTCTAGTAGTGTAACCGGTTTAAATCCGGCGGTAAATGCTGGTACATCTTCAGGACATTGTGGTTGGAGACAATAGTTGATAATTTAAAATATTTTACTTATATTAGAACAAAAAGAATTTTATTTATGGAAGGTTACAAATATGAAAGATCAGAGAATTTAAATAATCCATTCGATAACAAATTGATGGAAATTTCAGAAAACATGTCATTTGCTCTACCAAAGTACAAAGCATATAATTTTGTTGGTGGGGCTCAGATAACTCCATACGCAAAATTAAAACAGTGGTTGCTAGAGTTAAGAGGTAGAGAAGATGCGGTACAGCATCTTGAATATACAGTAAGAAAGGCAGAACTTGAAATTCAGATGGATGAAGAAAGTAAGGAATTTATTACTGATCCTAAAAGAAAAGAGATGATCAACTTAACTGTTGCCGATAAACACATCGACTTAAGAAAGTTTAAAAGAAATCTTAAAGACGCGTACAGAGAAAGACAAGGTTTCATCGATTTGATTAAAGAATTTTTAGAATCAGAAGATGCTATTTTACCAGATGGAACAAAATTGATTGATGTATTTGGGAATCCTGAATTGGAAGAGAAGTATGAACATGAATATTGGACTGTACGTATGGCTAAACAAGCAATGCTTGATATGATTTCTTATGGTAGAATCGGAACGGGTAATCTAGATTCAATTTTAATGATGGAACCAGAACAACAAAAACAAGTTCTATCTTTAGCATCAGCATATACAATATCGATTGATAGAAATATTAATCAATTGATGACACAAGCAACAACAAATCATTTTACAATTGAAGAATCATTAAAGAATCAATTAAAATTAGATGAATCAAATAAAATAGAAACTGAAAAATTATTATAATGACACATATTATTTTTAAATTACAAGGTAATGTCCCTGGGTACGTTCAAATCATAGGTATGTATTTAAACTACAACTATGGTAGAATTGCGGATGAATATAATGACATGAGGGTGGAACTCAATCGTTTAGGAGCGAGCGTCATTCCAGCAGAAGTTGCCAAGGGATTTGTTTTTGCTGACATCTATAAAGATTATATTAGTGTGAGAACAAACTCACACATTATGGATGAGATTCCTCAGCTAGCTGAATCTGGAGAAACTGACGAACAAAAAGTAAAACACTTTTTAACTGATGAAGATAAAGCGGCCGGAGTTGCGTTTAACAAAGCCGTTATGAAAAAAGTTGTTGCTGACAGATTTTCTGAAAGATATAAAGAGTTAATGGTTGACGCATCTATCTTAGAAAAAGATACTTGGGAAGAACAAAAGAGAGAAGCATTTGGTTGGATGGCAGATAATGATTACCAAACTCCAATTATCGATATTTTGTCTGCAGGAAGAAATATTGATAAGGCAACATTTGTTCAGAAAATTATTAATAATGTAACAATATACAATACAAAACTAGCAAACTTATTATTAGAACAACAATTGTTAGAAGAAAGAATTAAAGCTTGCCAAACAATTGCTGATTGCCACAGACTAAAACACGAGAAATTTGGTGTGGCAATGAGTAAGCAACAAAAAGAAGACGAAAACGTAGAAACAACACCACTCACATTGAAAATGGATTTTTAATGAATCTAGCAATTAACGGAACGTGTGCCAAAGGATGTTCATTCTGTTTTACAAAAGAAGACGCAAGATTAAAACACACATTAGGTAACATGACAATAGAAATGGTTGATAAGATTATCAACCATTACGGTTTATATAAACCCCAAGAAGAAATAACAATACTTGGTGGTGAACCCACACAACATCCAAACTTTACCGACATTTTAGATTATATCTTTAGTAAAAACATAAAGGTAAATCTTGTCAGTAATTTTTTATTTGGTAAAACAACTAGGGAATATATTATCAATAATATAAAAAACATTAGATGGTGTTTCCCCAATGCTGCGGAATTGAATGAAAAGAATAGGATGGTTATTTTCAAAAAGAACTACCTGGAAATTTATAAGGCTTACGCCAACACATGGGGGTTTGATACCAACCCAAGACTTTATTTGGCAATAACCATGTCAAAGGATTGGAAAGACAAAAATTTTTATGAATATGTCAAATGGTTGTATCATGAATTAGATGGTAACGTAAATGCGATTAGAGTTGGTTTAGATCTTACTGGTACGTATCTAATTAATAATAAGGAAATGGGTTCCGAAATTAGTAAGATCCTTAAATTCGGCTTATATAATGGTATTAGGATCACCTCAGATTGCCAGGTCCCACCATGTTTATGGGAGGGTAAAACAAAGAAAGCTGTGCTAGAGAATTCTTTAAACTTTGCCACATTTAAAATACCAGAATATGAAACTATATGTGGTTTTATGCCACTAGACATTTTCCCTGACGGAAGTTCAATTCATTGCTACCCACTACAAGACAAAGTAAAGATTGATAATGTTTTGGAAATCTCAGGGAAAAATGGTATATTAGACCTAAGGGACAAATTCGATGAATTGTACAGTATAAATCATAAAAATTATACAATACCACAAGGTTGCCTAGATTGTGTTTTCTATAAGACAGAGTGTAATGGAATATGTGGTGGTTGCTTAGAAGGTAGCAAATGATGAAAAAAATATTTTCAATACCATTTAATCCAATGCTTTCCGAAGAAGCATTTATAAATAAATTTTATCCATTCTTAGAAAGAAATAAAGAATGGATATATGATGTGTACTTCACATGTAGAATACCGCCTTTTACACAAGATGCGATGGGGTCAACATTCTCTGATGAGTTCAGAGATGCGGTATTCGATAATGCAATGATTGTTCAAAAGGCTTTAGGCATAACTGTAAGTGCAACATTTAATAACGTAAATGTTTCTCCTAAGTTTGATAACTATAAGTTATTTGTTGACAATTTAAAACCTTTATATGAGAAAGGTTTGAGATGCATGACGATACCACATGGTCATTGGGTTGCGATGGGATTAAAGAAACATTTTCCTGAGATGGAAATTAAAAACACAATTCTAAGAAAGGTTGCCACTGGACAAGACTTTTGGTACAACGCCGATCAAGGATTTGATTACATAAATCTCGATAGAATTTTAATGCGTGATGTTGAAGAACTTAAAAATATTAAGCGTGCACAATTAAAATACTATGAAGAGAAGGGTAGGTATGTGAAACTATCTTTACTTGTTAATGAAGGTTGCTTAGGTAGATGCCCAGTTATGGATGAACATTATTCATACAATAATCTAAGAACAAATAATGAGTTACCATATTTTCATCATGAGATATCCAAAGTTACATGTGAATATAAATGGGAAAAAGAAATTAATGCGTTCTTTTTTAAAGCTGCAACCATACCACCATTTAAAGAAGAGTTTGATGAGTTTCTACAATACATCGATGTATTCAAGATGCATGGCAGAGATAGTTTTAATCGATTAGATGAAACTATGGAAATTGTTGACTCATATGTTGCTAGTAATGAAGTGTTAGCCAAATCATCTGAATTGTATTTGGATGGTATTCCTCATGAAGAATTAAAAGGTTGGAGAAATAAAATAAAGAAATGTAAGTTTCAATGCTGGGACTGTAATTACTGTGATATTGTTGCCGATCATAAGAAAAAAACATATGGACTTAATTAAACATATTGACGATTCAATTGAATGGGGTAAACTAGAAGTGTCTAAATTAACACAAGATATTTTAGATATTCATGGAATCACTAGTAATAAAGTTAGATCTTTTCTAAATAACATTTGCGACATCGATGGCGCAACCTATCTAGAGATAGGTGTTTTTCGTGGTGCAACATTTTGTTCTGCGATCTATGGTAATGATATCTATTCAATAGCGATTGATAATTTTATGTCACCTAATCTAACACCACGCGGGGTTAGCCAAAAAATGGGGAACTATTATAAACATAATATCGATGTGTTACCACAAGAAGAATTCTTATCTAACGTAAAAAAATTTGGAGACGTTGATAAAATATCTGTTTATAAAACTGACTATCAATTGTTTGATTTTAAAACACTACCAAATCCTGATATTATTTTTTATGATGGTGAAACTAAATTTCATGATCAATACATTGCTTTAAAAAACATTCTACCAATCATATCAAAAGAAACAATCATAATAATGGATGATTGGAACTGGGATAGTGGTGCGTTTGAAAAGTTTATTGAGGAAAATAATTTATTCATTTTACATTCTAGACAACTGTTCACTTCTGGTGAAGATCCGGAAGATTTTTGGAATGGATTGGGGATATTTTTAGTGGGCAAATAAGTTGTCTTTTTCATCTTTTTTGTTTATATTAAAGTAATAATAAACTTTTCTTAAGCAAAAAACAAATGAGAAAAACAAGTCAAACACTATCGCTAATGTTAGTGTTATTGTTGACTACCACTATGTCATTTGGACAGTATAGTAGTAGCGCAATTCAGAAAGGTTCAGAACAATCCTTAAAAGTTCAAACGGACAGTGTCCCTAATCAATTACAAGAGATCGTTGTTACAGCAAAGAAAGTACCATTGATGACCAAAGTTGGTCCTTATGGTCAACCACTTTGGACAACGATGAGAATGTTCGCATCCACAAGAGTTTATGTAATGAACCCTCCAGGTACAGCGATGTATGAGAAGTGGTTTGATATTAGACAAAGAAGAAATGGCCCAGCTCAAATCAGAATGAGAGATGAGTTTACATTTGGTTTAGGTAAACGATTACAATTAGATCTTTATTCACACACAGTTTATGATGGTAAGGATGGTGATAAAACATTTAGATGGAGAGGATTCTCTTGGGAGTTCCGTTATGCGTTAGCTGACTGGGGTAAATTGTGGGGTAATCCTACATTGTATTGGGAAACCAAAATGTTAGATGGTCGCTGGGGCATTGAGCCAAAATTATTACTTGGTGACAGAATTGGTAAGAGTGGTATATGGGGTTTCAATGCGATCTACGAAGGTAATCTAGCAGATAAAAAAGAACTTCGTGAAGATGAGTATGCATATACAGCATCTTATGCAAACATCATTAATAACGATTTAACACTAGGTGTTTCACACATGTTTAGATATAATGATTTTGATGGTGGTTCACAAGAATGGTATCTTGGTCCATTGTTACAATATCGCTTTAGTAACAAAGGTTATTTAAACGTTGAACATATGCCAGGGCTTAATCAAGACGCAAAAAAATCAAGAACCACAATTATATTCTCATGGAGATTTTAATCAAAGGACAAGAGTTCCTTGTCTATTTAATATTCATTATGTTCGTAACAGGTATCCTCAAAGAAAGAGGATACCTTATGGACATCTTTAGATTACTGGAACAAAAAGTTAAATCTAAAAAGATGGTAGTATTCTTAGTATCACTATTCGGTGGTATTCTACCTATACCTGGTCGCGTAGCATTATCAGCATCTATGTTGAATAGTATTGCACCAGTTGATAATAAGAAACGTAAGAAGTTTGGTATCATCGATTACCTCGCTACACATCATTATTATCTATGGTCTCCATTGGAGAAGACGGTGATCATACCTATGGCTGTACTAGGTTTAACTTATGTGCAGTTTATGTCATATATCTGGCCGTTGTTATTAATCTCAGGATTATACATCAGTTATTATATTCTATCATTAGATGATGATGAGATTGATATTGAAGTTAAAGACAATCCAATTAACTGGAATAACATATATCTTGTGGTTATACCATTCTTGGCTACCATTATGATGTGTGTATTCTTTACTGATTATTATTTTGGATTCTTTACTGGGTTCACATTATGGTTAGTGTATCATTCTAAGAGTTGGGGTAAGTTGATGAGTTATGTTAACTGGGAATTGATCTGGATCGTTGCGTTAGTTATCATTCTCGGTAACTTGGTTGGTTCATACTATTCACAAATAGAAACATTAATTAAAGAATACAGTACACCATCCAATATCCTGATCGTTTCTGTATTAGGGTTTGTAGCGTCATTCCTGCTTGGATCATCAGCAAAATATGCTGGAATCGTTAGTTTATTAACAAGTGTGTTTGGTATGCAGTACTTTGTTTTATTCTTTACATTAGAGTATTCTGCATATCTAATATCACCGTCACATAAGTGTTTACCAATAGGTCAAAAGTATTTCCATACCGGATTTTTAACATACCTAAAGGCCCTGATTATATGGATATCATTTATGCTAACTTATGCTATTTTAACAGTTTTATAAGCTTGATTTTTTAAAATAAAGTACTTATTATTAGTAATAAGAAATTTAAAAATATGGAAAAAATAACATTAAAATT